ATCTTGTGGGCAGATGCTAGGGCATGGCCTCACCGTTGGTATATATCGAGAGGGTACGAGTTTGACGGTACAGAGCCAGGGCTTAGTGATTATTTTGTGAAGCATTTATAACGGTCTAGTATAAAAAGAGTAAAGCGAATGGCGAGACTAACGAAAGGATATAAGACAGGTAAAGCACAGCCTGTGTGGAAATGCCAAAGGGAGATAAGGATTTGTTGCCCTAATGAACTTGGTAAGATTTACACCTGCTCAAATTGGGACGAAGGTAAATTGGAACAATGGATGTGCATAAAAATAGCAAAGAACTATAATGATAACATTATGCAAAGGGTATGGAAGGAATGAGCGTATTCTTTTTATACAATGTTGTATCTCTTTTTTAATTGCATACAATGACAAGAATATGAGTAGTAAGGCTTTATAAATTAAAAAAACTGAAGGTGGTTTTGTAGGTTGCTGAATTAAGCTCTATGACCGATTTCCACCGCCTTATTACTTATATTTATTGTTGTATGTCTTTTTTAATTGCATACAACGGTTTGGCTATGCACCGTAAAGCGTAGCACAATGTTTAAATTAAAGTACTGACCATCATAGCGTATTAACTTTATACAATGTTGTACGCTTTTAAAATTACGATTTATGAAAAAACAATGGACAATAGAAATAAGTCAAAACGGATGGGAATACATTGGAACAGCAATAATAACTGCCATTAAAGTAGAAAAAATAAATGATACTACTGTTTTGGCGGATGGTATCGAAATAGAATTTGATGAGGAAATAAGATTTGATGAAGAGTAATTTTTATTGCGTACAACGAACGCTTGTGTATGCTCTGTATGGAGTGCAACGGAATATGGAGTATGACACGTTGTTATGCACTGATTACGGATTTTAAAAACAAAATGATATGAACTTACAAGAATTTAAACAAAAGTATTTTACCAACAACTTCTATTGGGTAAATGAAAACAACCACCAAAAAATACAGGAGATTGCTCTTGAAGTTGGTTGCCTATGCCACACAATGAAAAAAGATACAATTAAATGGCACGAAGGATTCAAGAACTTAGGATTTAGAACCTATGAGAAAAATAACAATGTAACTGTTTTCCAAAAAGAACCATTTTTATTACACAATGAAACTGCAACCAACTTTGACGAAATGTTAAAGGATTACGAGAGTGTAGTAATTTGTGCATAACGCAAGTATAAAAGTAAGCTTGTGCGACCCGAAGGGTTACTTTTATACAGTGTTAAAAAAATGTGTAAATGAGGGTAGTACATCTAATTAAAAATAATACAATGAAAAAACTATTAACAATAGGAATGTTATTAATATCAATGGCAAGTTATAGTCAATATTCAACTATAGATGCATTTATATCAGATACTAACCTACAATACAAAGCTGGTAGCTGTGGTAGTCCTGATGGGCCTACAACTTTAATAACAGCACCACCACCTGATTATCAATATTTAGAAGATAATGGATATTGTTTATACAACTATCCCACAACAAGCGCAATGACTGCATGTTTTACAGTAGTATCCCCAGGTACAGCTCTTGATTTTAATGCTGGATTTAGTCATACATGTAATAATATAAGTTTTGGAGGCTTTACATTATATGATGCTGGATGTTCAGTTGTGGGAACTGGATTATCCTTTACAGGTTTAACATCAGGAGCAACATATACTTGGTGCCTCAATATGAGAGCATTTGGAGGCCCAGGCTGTAATGGTTTTGACAATTTTTGTCCTTACTATATAGACCAGACACCTCTAGTATTACCAATTGAATTAGCCTACTTTACTGGAAAATGTGATTAATGGATACAGTAGATGGAGCAGGTACAAGTATTACTCCTAATATATATAGGTATTTGATGGCTGAAATCAGTGGTTATTACATGTTAGTACCTGTTGATTATAATGGTGATGTAGACCCTTATATACCTGTATATGTACAGTGTAAGGAACTTAGGAGAACTATTGTTAAATACCTTAACCTATTAGGACAAGAGATAAACTATAACGATATCAAACAAGGAGATTATTATATAATAATGTATAGTGATGGTAATACTAGCTACACATTCAAAAAGGAATAATGGAATATATAAGTTTAGCACAACTTAAGTTAGTAAAAGAAACTGCAGAAGAAATGTTAGAGGATGAACCAGATTGGTCAGCTGAAAAAGTATTTTTTGTAGCCCTTGAATTTATGTATCCTTCTGTTGCTGACAGAATTAAGGGTACTAAGTTTAATCCTACTACTAAAGGAGTAGAATTATCAACATGTATTAATGAAATTTTAAAAAATTAAATATGCCGACAAGCAGTAATCACCAAAAAGTACCATGCTTAAGAGTATGGTTAGAGAGTTTAAAAAAGAAATAATATGGAAGATTTACCAATATGGGTACAAACACTATTAGTGCTAGTATCTTCATTCCTATTCATATATTTGAAAACAATTAATCTGTTTCATGTGGTAGATAGAAATGTTACAAAGGCAGTATTGTCTGGAATATTGGTAGGCTTACTATGGTTAATATCAATGAGTTTAGGTGTAAATGCTATACTTAAAGGTCATATAATAACTGTAGTAGCTCACATAATAGCAGGTGCATTAGGCACATATACTGCAATAACATTAGACAAAAAGAAAAATTATGAGAAAGATATTGATTTGGGGCCATAAGATTGCCTATCTGATTGTAGTATTAATTTCAGTAGTTTTTCTAGTAGATACATTAGTAAAATGCATAGAAACTGCTGATTACAGTAGTTTAGGAGGCGCATTATTAACCTTTGTATTATTATTCACCTTATTAATAGATTATCATGAAAGAAATGAGTGAATTTTGGAAAGGAGTTATATTCATAATCTTTGTAGGAACTATAACAGTCCTAGGAATGTTTTTTTTAGTATTTTAAACAAAAATAAGTAAAAAATGGGTAGATTTAAAAAAAAGAAACACCAACGTTTAGATGTATTAGCTCTCATACAAGGTAGAGCTATCAATCCTAACAGGTCTTTAACAGCCTTAATTGAGCAAAATAAAAAGATTACCAGAGAACAAGTCATGATTGACTTAGGTATTTGGGCAGAACCTGTAAATATTAACAGAAGGGAATTCAGAAAAAATAGATATGAAAAAGCTATGCTTAAAAAGGCTAAGTTAAATTGGAAAAAAGAACATCCAAATCATAGTCTTACTGTAATAATTCCCTTTAATGCTATGAAATAATGAAAACATTAGTAAAAAGTAGACAAAAAGTTGTAGAGATTGCTGATAAAGCCATACTTAGATTAGCTGATTCTGAAAAGGTTAGTTATAAAAATTATGGGCATTGGGCTGACCATATTGAAGGATATAAAAAGCACACTCTATTACTTATAAGAATTAATCAAGGACATTGTGAAAAAATCCTTGAAAGTTTTAAACTAAAAGTAATAGAAATAACGGCATTTGCCATGAAAGAAGATTAATGACATTAAAAGTAACAACAAAAGTGAATATTAGTCCTAAAAGGTTGAAAGATGAATCTTTTGAGGACTATAAGAAAAGAAGAAAATTAGCAAAGAAGCTAATAGCTAGGTATCTTAAAGGTTTCACAGTATGGAACCCTAATATGCCTATAGGAAGTACAGGACAAGTAGCTGGACCTCATGTTAACGCCTTACATGGTGAAGATATTGGAGATACTATTTGGAACAAAGCTGAATTTATAGTAGAGGATTTCACTGAAGATGAAACAAAGGAAGAGAAATGAAATGCATAACAGTTAAGAAATCAGGAAGTAAATATATTACCAAGAATTTAAAAGGTAAAGAATGTTTATTTTATATTTCAACTGCAAAGTTTTTTATTTTTAAATATGTACCAATATATACTTTTAAAACAACGTATATATACTTAGAAGATACTAAATGATAAAATTAAAGATAAAGGATGAAGCTACTAGATTAGTCCCTGAGGAAAGTATTGCTTTAATTAAGCCTTGGGGATATGGTTCAAAAGTAGTTATATTAGAAGATTTACAAGGTTTATTTGAAGCATTACCAGTTACTCATATTGTAAGAAATGCTCCTTGGTCTATTATGCAAGATATAAATCAAAACTTGTTTGAAAGAGTAAGTAAATTTACTTATATAAGAAAAGTGTCTATATTAGATTATGATTTAAACTTTATATACACAGACTTAGGAGTATTAGTAAAAGGCAAATATAATGCCCCTTTTCAAGATAATTTTGGATGGGGAGTTTTAAATGGAATGTTAAATTAAAAGAATATGAAAATTTTAATACTAATATTAGCAACATTAGGATATTTATATAATATAAATAGAAAATTAAAGTATTCTTATATTTGTTGGCTAATCTCAAATACTTGTTGTGCAATCTTGCAGTTTAAGAGTGGAGAAATAGAATTAGGAATAATGTTTATTATATATGATTTATTTTGTATATATGGATTAACTAGATATGATATATTACGTAAGTGGACAAAAGGGTAACTTTCAAGAGTTTACAAATACTACTGTAGAAAAAATAGCAGATTATTGTAAAAGTAAGAAAGTTTTAGGGGTAGATACAGAGACAGAGGGGCTTTTTAATCACCAAAATAAAACAATAATGTTTCAAATTGGAGATAAAGAGAATCAATTTGTAATAGATACAAGAACTGTAGATATCTCCCCCTTAAAAGAAGTACTAGAAGATAATACTATATGCAAAATCTTTTGGAATGCAAAGTTTGACCTTGCCTTTATAAAGTATTTTTATAATATAGATACTAATAATATTTATGATGGATTCTTAGCAGAAGCCTTATTAACTAATGGACATGAGGATAGAACTCTATCATTAGGAGGAATATGTGAAAGAGATTTAGGAGTAATCTTAGATAAAGACATTAGAAATAAGTTTATTGGATTAGAAGGAAGACCTTTTACTGAAAAACAGATTGATTATGGTGCTAGAGATGTTGAATATCTTATTGATATTAAGGAGATACAAGATACCAAATTAACTGAAAAAGATTTACATGATTGTCTGAGATTAGAAAACAAATTTGTAAAAGTATTAGTAGATATTGAATTAGGTGGGTTTTATTTAGACAGGGCCTTATGGACTGGCTTAGAAAATAGTAATAAAGAGAAGTATTACACTGCTAAGAAAATTTTAGATAGTTATGTAATAAACAATGGACATACAGAGTTTATAAGGGCGCAACTAGATTTATTTGAAACTGAAAATAAGTGTGATATTAATTGGGATTCACCTCAACAAGTAGTATTATTTGCTAAAAAGTTGGGTATAGATACTACAGTAGTAGATAGGAAAACGGGGGATACTAAAGAAAGTGTTGAAGAGAAACAAATTAAAAAAAGTAAGCATGAATTTGTTAAGTTATACCTTAATTATAAGAAACTTAAGAAATCATTAAGTACTTATGGAATAGAATTTCTTAAGAATATAAACCCAATAACAGGTAGAGTACATTCTAACTATTGGCAAATATTAGATACTGGTAGAATTTCTAGTAGTAAACCTAACTTACAAAATATACCTGCTGGTATACATAGGGAATGTTTTATACCTGAAAAAGGTAATAAATTAATTGTGTGTGATTATTCACAGCAAGAGCCTAGAATAACTGCAGATGTATCAGGTGACCCAGATTTAATTGATTTTTATCTTACTGGTGATGGTGATACTCATTCTATGGTAGCTTCTAAAATGTTTTCAATAATTGAAGGCACTGAAGTTATTATTAAGAAGGGTGACCCTAAAAGACAAATTGGAAAGATTTTAAATCTTAAATTAGATTATGGAGGCTCTGCTTATACTGTAAAAGATGACTTAAAAGTATCTGAGGAAGAGGCACAAGAATTTATTGATGCACTTGCTGAAGCTTTTCCAGTTAAACAAGAATATTTTAAAAAAAAGAGTAAAGAAACTTTTACTAATGGTTATATCTTAATTGATAATGTAACTAAAAGAAAGTATTTTATAGAATTTTTTGAAGAATATTTAGAACTTAAAAAGTTAATTGAAAGAAAAGGTTTTTGGGAAGATTATAAGATAAATAAAGACTTCTACAGAGACAAAGTAAGAAAGTATTACACATATAAGGGAAAGATAGAAAGAATGTCTAAGAACTTCCCTATTCAAGGCTGTGCAGGGTCTATGACCAAATTAGCAGCTATCTTTTTCAAAGAAGAAATAACTAAAAGAAAATGGTATGAAGAAGTAAAAATAGTAAATCTAGTACATGATGAGATTGTAGTAGAAAGTTTAAAAAGGCTGGCTGAAGAAGCTAGTACTGTTCTATCTGAATGTATGGAAAGAGCAGGTAAATATTTTTGTAAAAAAGTACCTATGATTGCAGAAGCAGTTGTGGTAAATTATTGGGAACATTAAATGCATACTGATATACATTATTATGAAATATATAGCAAATCTAATGAACTTATAAATGATGGTAAGGGTAACGATTGTTGTGAGAGTATAAATCATTCTTTTGAGAAAACAGGCTATGTTATGTTTTATATTAGAAAAGATTTTTTAAAAAATAATAATAAAACAATAAAAGAATTAAAAAAATTCATAAAAATTTTAAAAGGGGCTGGATTCCCTATGAAAATTGTAGATTTAAATAGTAATTGTACTACTGTTGGAGATAGTATAGAAATTAAATTAGAATATAAAAATTATACTTGTGGAGCCCATGCATTAGCTGGAATACAAATATTAAGATTTATATATAATACTACTTTTTATGCAACTGCCTATGAGGACTTATTCATGCTTAAGAAAAAAAATCCAAAACTTTCTTGGGTAGAATGTATTGCATATTTAGGATATGTAAAACAAGAGCACTTTTATGGCGCAAATTCTCCAGCAGGAAATAATTGTCTTTTCTTACCTATAAATAAAAAACAGTTTAAAGAAAGATTAAAAATAGCAAAAACTTTGCCTAATTATTCTAAGATATACCCATTATTTAGATTTGATTCTTTTACTGTAAGTCTATTTACTACGGATATTTTACCAATTATTGTTTCTACTTTTAAAGAATATGAATATAACATTCCAAAAATGAGGAAATATTTAAAAAAACTATTAAAAAATCCTTTAAAAGAAGTTTGTAATATATTAAACATAGAGATAGAAGAAGTAGAAAATAACATAGTTATTGGAGAAAAATATGGTGATGCAGGCAAAGTAATTAAAGTTGCAGGTATATATAGAGAAGCAGGTATATATAAAACACGTTATTTAGTAAAACGTGAATTAAAATATGGAGGTACATATAATTTTAAGTATAAACTTAAATCTTCAATTATTATGACTAGAAATGATTTAATATATTATAGAAATCAGAAGAAACTAGATAAAAATTTCAGTCAGCTATTTTTCGGAACTTGAGTTTCAATAAATTAAAAAAATAATTAAATATGAAAAAATATAATAACATAACTTTAGGATGTGACCCTGAACTTTTTGTTAAAGATTTTGATGGAAATCTTGTATCTGCCATTGATAAATTTGGAGGTACAAAAGAAAATCCAAAACCTATTTCTGATAATGGGCATTGTATACAAGAAGATAATGTAGCTGTAGAATTTAACATTCCTCCTTGTATTGATAAAGAATCTTTTGTAAGAGAAATTGATTTTGTAATGGACCACTTAGAAGAAAAGTCTATGGAAATGGGATTAGAGTTAGCTATTCAACCTTCTGGGGAATTTGAAATAGATGATTTAATGCATCCTAGAGCATGTGAATTTGGTTGTGAACCTGATTTTAATGCTTGGACAGAATATGTGAATGAATCCCCTGAACCTTTCTCAAGATTGAGAACTTGTGGTGGACATATTCATGTTGGATATGATAATCCAGAAATTGAAGATAATTTAAAGATTATTCAAGCAATGGATTTATTCTTAGGTGTACCAAGTATAATTATGGATGAAGATACTCTTAGAAGGTCTATGTATGGAAATGCTGGAGCCTTCAGAAATAAGCCTTTTGGGGTGGAATACAGAGTTTTATCTAATTTTTGGATATCATCAACTGAATTAATGGAATGGGCTTATGAGAATACTATTAAAGCAATTGAATTTGCTCAGAATTTAAATCTAACAGATAAAGATTCAGAAAGAATTCAAAAATGTATTAATAATTCTGATAAGAAAATAGCTAAAGCTTTGATTAAGAAATTTAAATTAGCAATTATAGAAACTGAAAAAGTAAAAGAAAATGCCTGAAAATGTAGAAAATAGAGGAAGAAGAAGAGGTAATGGAGGGTGGGACCCTTTTGCGCCACAGGAAATTATCCCTGAAGGTATGTTTAAGGTAGAAAATTACTTGTATTTTGAAGCGCAGGATGTTACTCTAACTAATTTAATGGGGTATAATGGAAATAACCTTAATAATATAGGTAGAAGATACACTATACGCACTGTAGACGCTAAAGGAGTTACTTTGGTAGGCATTAGAGGTAAATTTAAACATAATAGATTTACCCCTAGTAATTTAATAGGGGTAAGAAGTAAAAATTTTTCCATTAGGCCTGGAACTATTATATCTTATGATGGAGAATCTTTCTCAAATAGAGAATTCCAAGTTATGCAGGTGAGCATTGGAATAGGATTATTTACAGCTGTAGAGCTAGGAACTAATAATACTTATACTTTCATGATGGATGACCCCAAAGTAAAAGTAATTAATCTTACATTAAGAGTTGGAGACTTTGTTAGACTTAAGTTTCAAAGGGAATGGCCTGAAAATAGCTCTAAATTTAGAATACAAGAACTGGCAACTAGATTAACTATTTCAGATTCTTTTGGAGTTCCTATAGATATAATACCTATATCCCTTATAAGTGAGAGTACTGAAGTAGTACGAATAACTCAAGAAATGGCTAATTCACAGAAAATAGTTATTAAACTAAGGGAAAATGAGTATAATATTAGTAATTATTTATTAACTAGAATAAGTAGAGCCCAAGGAATGGCAAAAATAGCTGAACAACTAGAACTAGCAACGTTTTTGGCATTGGAAAAAAGGAGAAATAATAAAAAACACTATACCCCTAAGAAAACAGACGTAGTAATTTTTAGAGGTAAACATTATAATTTTACTTTAGAGGGAGAATACATTATTGAAAAAGTTAAAAAAATAGTTAGCACTAATACTATAATTCTTAAACTTAAAGATGATAAAGGCAACTATACTTATGTAAACAGCAGAGAAGTTAGGCCTAAAGATAAAAGTAAGTATAAGAAGGCGAAAGTAATTAAAAAAGCTCTTAATTATTATAAGCCTAAAGATAGAAATGGAAATGATATCTGGCAAGCTATTGGGGATATAATAGACAATGAATAATTTAAATTTTAAATATGGAAAGCAAAACCTTTAATAAAAGGTATATAAGAGTACTTAGTAGACATCCTTCTCATAGAATATTGAGAAAACCTATTAAGGGAAGAGTAGATGAGAGAAAAGGAGTACTAGTACCAGCATTAGCTTGTATTAGATTAGGAAGTACTACCAATTGGGACAAGACTGGAATCCAAATTAACTCTATTGAATCTATTCAAAATAGTTCTAGCAAACTTAAAATGAAGAATTGTTTTAAAGCTGCTGAAGTAGAAACTCCTGAATGGTGGAAGAACATTGCTGAAGTTAACAATATAGAAGATATTCCATTTCCAATTATAGCTAAAAAAGTTTTTGGCTCTAGAGGAAGAGGTATCAGAAAAATTGATAACCAAAATCAATGGGAAGAATTTTTAGAGGAAAATAACGAAGGTTATTACTTTGAGAAATATTACAACTATACAAGAGAGTATAGACTTCATATAACTGAAGATGGATGCTTCTACACTTGTAGAAAAATGCTTAAAGAAGGAACTCCAGAACATAGAAAATTTGTCAGAAATGATTCTAATTGTGTTTGGTTTCTTGAAGATAATGAGCAATTTGATAAACCCTTTAATTGGGATAGTATTGTTGAACATTGTGTAAAATCATTGAAAGCAGTAGGTCTTGATATTGGAGCTTGTGATGTAAGAGTCAAAGGAAAAGCTGAAGAGGATAGAACTCATAAATTTAAAGTAATTGAAATCAATTCAGCACCTAGTTTTGGAGAACAGACAGGTATAGAATGGAGAAAAATTATTCCTAGTATAATAATTAAAAAAATGAATAATGAGTAATATATGGGAGGATGCAAGGTGGACAGTGGGAGAAGCTAAAAAAAAATTTTTTATTGATAAGTACAAATACAATAAAAATAAAAAGCTATTTGGTAAAGTAGTATTAAGTTTTAATCAAGAGGCTTTATTTCAAAATTATATGTATCCTTCTTGCCAAGTTGCTACTGGCATTGGTTCAGTATTTATTACTTCTGTACCTGGTTGTTGTGGTATAGCTGTTATTTCTAATATAGGAAAATATAATTGTTCTAAAAAGTTAAATCTAGGAATAGATATTGCTAGAGAATTAAATTATGGCTCTGTATTATACACTGTTACCAATACACAAATAGCAATTAACAAAAGTTTAAGTAGAAGTAGTAAATGGACTAAAATTTCAGAAAACTGTGTTGGAAGAAGTGGAGCTTTAATTAGTACTTATGAACATAAATTAAAATAAATGAGTTATAAAAAAAATACTCCTATACTTATGATGGTATATGGGACTTTAATGCAAGGTTTTGGTAATCACGGTTATATTCAAGCCCAAGTATTTAAAGGGAAGTGTGAAACTATAAATAAATTTGCATTATATACAAGGGGTATTCCTTTTGTATATCCAGATGAACAAATTTCTACTATTAAGGGAGAACTATATGAAGTTCATGCAGATGCTTTACCTTTCATTGATGGTTTAGAAAGTCATCCAAATTGGTATGAGAGAAAGCTTACGCCTGTTCTTACAGAAAATGGTGAAGAATTAGAGGCATGGTTATATTTTATGCCTGACAGAAGTTCTATTGGTAATAAACGAGTGAAAACTGGTGATTACAATGATAGAAACAATGAAGAAAAAGTAGAAGAAGTAGAATTAGTATAATTAAAATAACTATATAAATATGTGTGGAATAGTCGCTTACTCTGGACCTAGTAAATTTAGCAAAGATAAGATTAAAATGGCATTGATGTACAATGAAGAAAGAGGTAAAGATGCTTGTGGTTTTTATAATCATGATACTTCTATACCTTTTGAAGATAGAATCTTTAAAATAGAAGGGTTAGTTAGTAAAAAAATGATACCAAGTATAGGTTTAAAAGAAACTAACCTATTTATTGGGCATGTTAGGGCTGCAACCCAAGGACATGCTAAAACTATTAGTAATGCTCACCCTTTCATATTCAATAATATTGTAGGAGTACATAATGGTACTGTTAAAAATTGGACGATATTAAAAAGGGAGCATAAACTTAGTGATGAAGTTAACATGGATAGTAAAACTTTTTTTGCTTACTTGGATAAATATAAAGACACAGAAATTCTTTCTCAATTTGAGGGAGCTGCTAATCTTGTTTGGGTAGATAAAAAAGATAAAAATACTATGTATATCTTTAAGCATGAAGATAGAAGTTTATTTAGAGGAACTATTAAGAATAAAGATGGTTCTACTTCTATGTATATTTCTTCTTTAGAGGAAGCACTTAAAGCAATTGAATGCAATAATATTCAAAAGTTTAAAGACCAAAGGCTTTATATTATTAAGGAGGGGAAAATTGTAAAGAATAAAGCTATTGCCTCTAATCCTTTAAAAGAAGCTACTGTTGATGCAGAAGCTAGAGTTTTGAGAGAGAGTGAGGCTAAAGCTAAAAGAGAGGCAGAAAGAGTAGTAGAAGAGAAAAAAGCAAAACTACCTTTTCAACTTTGTACTCTTAAAGAGCATCATATAATTAGTAATGGATTGGTAAAATGGAGAGTAGAGAAATTCTCAGATTTAACTATATCTAGAAGAAGAAAGGTATATAGTCTTCCTTCTATAATAGTTAGACAAGAGATTATTCTTTGTCCTAAAAGAGCCTTTCATATTTTAAAGGTTGAATATAATGATGGTGGTTATCATGAGTTTAGACTTGGATTACCTGGTATTCATTTCAATCCTGAAAATGGTGAACGTCTACTTGACCTTGCTAAAGATGCCAAGACTGAGTTAATTAGTACCTCAGATGATTTTTTATCAAGCCATATTGATATTATGAATGACCTTCATAATAAGATAGGAGCTGTTGCTAATAATTTGAGAGCCAATGCAAGTAGTTCAATAGAGGAAGAGGTAATTAAGTTAGATAAACTAAAGGAGTATATCGAACATGACCTTACTTTTGCAACTGAAGAATAATAATTTAAAACTTTTATAAAAATGCCAAATAAGATTATTGGTGTAATAGACGGAAAAGAAATAAAGGAAAAAAACCTTGTTTGTATAGATGGAAACAACTATGACAAATCAGTGGAAAGTCCACCTCAAGTTATATACTTAGAGGATTATTCTTGGGTCATTTACAACCCTAAACATTATATTCAAGAGAGTATTACTAAAGTATGGTATAGGAAAAGCCATTGTTATACTATTATAACTGGATATAACGAAATAAAAAAGAAGTTTGAACATGTTCATGTTAGAGATATTATCCCTTATGTGAAAAAAAAACTCAATTATACTTACCAATATTTAGATTATGATTCTTTACCTAAATTAGAAGCAAACACTTTTGGAACAAAGTCTGCATATGCAGTATCTTCTAAGATACTAATAAAAGCTGGTTTTGCTGAAAATCCTTTTACAGGGAATTTCTTAAAAAAAAATAGTGTTAAGTATAAAGCTTATCTAAAAGAGGCCAAAAGATTTGTAGCCCCTAATAAGAAGACAGGTAAATATTCGGATGACCCTCAAGGTAAGGAACAACGTAGGCACAGAGATTTAGAATTAGGTATAAAATCTATTTCTCATAGAATTTCTGAAGGAAAAAAATATACATTTGGAGTTGAAATAGAGACCTGTAGTGGATTCTTAAGACGCAATGTATATGAAGAGAACAGATTAAACTTAGAATGTACTCACGATGGCTCTATTGAAGGGGGAGAGTATGTTACAGGTATTTTAACTGGAGATGCTGGATTTAGAAATCTATATAAATCAGTGAAGGAAGTAGCAAGTAGATGTAAAATTGATAAAACATGTGGTATACATGTTCATATTGGTGGAGCAATATTTAATAAAGAATTCAATGTATTGGCTTATATTTTAGGTAGGAAATTACAAGATGATGTATTTTCTATGTTGCCTCCTTCTAGAAGTAAAAACATATACTGCGGTAATTTACCTAGTCTTGGGCTAGAAAAAATCATAGATGAATATGGTTATGAATATGGTATTGATTTAGCATATGAAAAACTATTTAAAGCTCTATCTAACGGTAGAGAATTATCTCAAAAATTCAATAAAGACAAATTACATCCTGATGGGAGGTATTGTGGTCAATATAATGGAATTGATTTAGATAAAATACTTAGGTATAAATGGTTAAATCTTGTTACTTGTAATTTTAATACAAGGGGAGCAAGGATTCCTAATCAAAAAGAAAGAAGTAAGGCAGATAGAAATAGACCCCTTACAATTGAGTTTAGAAATCATTCAGCTTCTCTTAATTATGCTAAAATTAAGAATTGGGTTTTAATTTGTATGGCCTATGTGGACTTCATACAGAACAATAAAGAAGATATACTTAATAATGATAAAATTACAATTGAAGATTTAATTGTATCTGCTTATAATAAAAATGCAGACTCATTGTTAAAATATGTTCAAGAAAGAAAATCTAGATTCTCTACTAAGCTTAGTATTGAAGAAGAGAGTAAAATAGAATATGAAAATGATAGAGATGTTTCTTATCATGAAAATGTAAAGATTAAAGATTTATGTGTATAATTATTGCAAAACAAAAGGGAATTGAATTTGACCCTGATGAACTAGAAAAAGCTATAAATAATGGTCTATATAGAAATAATGATGGGAGTGGGTTTGCCCTTAAAAAGGTAAATGAAGAGAGAATCTTAATTTCCAAAGGTTATTTTGATGAGTATTTAGAAAATGATTTATTAAATGAAAGACAAGAATCTCAATTATTTGGTGCAATTATGCGTCAAAATGTTGGGATTGAGGATGAATTAGTAGTTCATTTAAGGTATAGTACTGCAGGAGAAGATTCTATTTCAAACTGTCATCCTTATGTAGTGAGTAATAATTCTAAAAATATAATCTTGGACAGTCACAGAGTTAAAAGACCTGTTGCTGCCCATAATGGTACTTTTTGGAATTATAATCCAACTAGATATGAATATCAGACTAAAAAAGAAAGAAAGAAACATGGAAAACTAAAAAGTATGTCTGATACTTATTATTTTGTAAAACATTTTTTAAGTAGGGAAGGAATGATTGATGAGCTAATATTAGCTAGAGAATATACTCCTAAACTATATGAAGATATCATGACTTTTAATAAGTTAGCTATTCTTTTTCCTGATGATAGGCCTATGGCTTTATTGGGAGATTTCATAACTGAAGGAAATTTAAAATATTCTAATAGTTATTATAAATCAGTAGAGGAACAAGAAGAAGTTATTAGACAACAGTTTAGAGGACAACAACAAATACCAGATTAATATGGAAATGCCTGATTTAATTAAAGAAGCAGCTACTATAAATGGTATTGCTAATAGAATCAAAAGTTTATTTACACGAAATGAAGGAGGAACAGTTTTAGCTCCTGAAGTATTCAATAGAATAAGCGCAGCTTTATTAGGTAGTGAGAGAATTTTAATATCTACAAACTATTCTAGCAATGTGTCAGTAGTAGTAGCTACTGGAAATAATAGAATACTTTGGGAAAATGAAATACTTAAAGCTAAACTTGAGGACTATGTAACAGTTATCTGTGTAGATGATTTATTTAAACTTGATAGATTTACAGATTTTCTAATTATAGATGATGTTGATATATTTGCAACAAGTACGTTACTTAAAATATATGCTTCAGTAGCTACTGAGAGTGTACTATGCTTAGGAGTAAATTATTCAGAGGGATTAATTAGGAATGAGTTTATAAAAAAGAGAGCTCCTATTATATATAATATAGGAACTGTTTTTTGCGATAGATTAAGGCTGAGTAAGTTACCTAGAATATATAATCTAAATGTTTCTTTAACAAGAGAGGAGACAAAAAAATACGTTAGTAAACATAGATATATAGAATACTGTCAAAAAAATATTGGTACACACCAAAGATTTATTGAACTTTATCAGTTATATAAGAAAAAAGGTGAAACTACTGGAAAGCACTTGAAAAAGAGTTTACAGAAGAAAGCAGAAGTTATAAAACTTCTAGATACAGCGGAAAATAAAATTGAAAAAACAATAGAAATAATTAAAGCCTATACTTACTTTAGAGTACTTGTAGTCTGTAATAATATTACTGTTGCCTATAAAATACAAAAAGAGACAAAAGGTTTATCTGAGGTAGTTACAAGTAACTCTCCAGAAAAATTTATAGAAAAAATATTAGAAGATTTTAATCGTCCTAATAAAAAGTCTAGCACTATTATCAGTGATGATATTATGTGTTTGTATGGAAAAGATATTAAAGCTGACCTTATAATTAACTTAGTAAGTTCTGGGAAACCCTACAAGGGATACAATAATATGTATCATTTTCTAGATAATTGTATTACTCAAATTGTTAATTTATATGTTGAAGATACTATAGATAAAAAGTATTTAAACAATGCACAGAAAAATCAAATACCTAAATGGATTAAATATACAAGCGATATATGATACAAACATTCAAATTAAACAAGAATTATACTAAATTAGATTACAGTGCATTGAAAGATGCTATTGAATTAGTTAAGGAAGATTACCCTAAGGATGCAATTGAAAATAATAAATTACTTGCCCATGTAATATCAGTTGAATTTGAATGTCTATGTATTGAAAGAGATATAGATGAATTTTATTCACCTAATATTGAGGAAGAGTCAGAAGATAGAAGATTAATTTATGAACATAATACATAAAAATAATGACAGAAAATGGAGAATATATAATAGAAGACGGTGTAAAATGTGATGATTGTCTAGATACTGGAGAGTTATACGATGGTAAAAGTGCTTCTACTTGTCATTGTCAAATAGAACAAAATGATGGAAATAAAGCTTAATACAATTAATTTAATTGATAATAAGTTAAGTCCAAATGAGTATACTATTTTAAATTTAATCTATTTAAAGAAACATAGTGAATTAATTAACCTTGTTTCAAATAGACAAAGAGAATATACTCGATGTATTTATAGTTTATGTGAAAAGGGGTGGCTCAAATATTCTGGGGCCACTCCTAACATTGATGTGCATGAGTTATTTATCAGAGATAAATTTAAAGATATTTTAGATGATACCATTACTGAAAAAGTTATTGTAAAAAATAATGAAATAGAGGAATGGATACAAAGTTGGAGGGCGTTATTCCCTGCTGGTAAGACAAATGGGTATCCTAGTAGAGGAGATAAAAAAGGATGTATAAAGAAGATGAAAACCTTTATACAAAAATACCCTGAATATGATAAAGATATTATATTTAAAGCTACCAGAGCTTACATATTAGAGAAAAAGAAAGATGAATATAGATATTTACAAGGAGCGCATTACTTTATTGATAAGAATAGAACAAGTAATTTAGCTGCATTTTGTGAATTAATAGTTGAAGGAGGAGAAATGGAAGAGAAAAATAATGTAATCAACTTATAATGTCTAGTTTTGATAACGTACTACAAGAAGTAGAAGTTGGAATGTCAGGTGGGAGTAAATGGATTCCCATTGGTCATGATAAATTAGGAGAACATATTGGAGTTGGACAAAGCATCTATACCTTGATAGGAGGTAATTCAGGAACAGGTAAAACAGGTTTTACAGATTGTTCTTATGTGTTAAACCCCTATGATTGGTATATTGAGAACAAAGACAAGACTGATATAAAGTTAAAAATTCTTTACCGTTCAATGGAAAGAAAAAAGAGCTTTAAGATAGGTAAATGGGTTTGTTGGAAGATGTATAAAGATTATGGTGTATTGTTAGATGTTCCCACTATGTTTGGTTGGGGAAGTAGAAAGAATCATATACCACAAGAGACATATGATAAAATAAAAAGTTGTAGAGATTATTTTAACAGAATGGAGGATGTAGTGGATATTATAGATGGGGCTGAAAATCCAACTGGTATTAGGAGACATATTAGTGACCATGCTTTACAAAATGGTAAAATAGAGGCTATTTCTCAATATGAGAAGAAGTATATTCCTAATGACCCTAATCTAATTACATTAATAATAGCTGACCACGTTGGTAAGTTAAAGAGAGAAAGAGGTTTTAGTAAAAAAGAGAATATAGATAAACTATCTGATTATTTCAGTGAAGCTAGGGACTTCTACGGTTTTAGCCCAGTAGCTATATCTCAGTTTAATAGAAACTTATCAGACTCTCAAAGAGCTAGAAACAAGGAGATAACTCCTGACCCAGATGATTTCAAAGATACTGGGAATTTATATGAAGATTGTGATGTAGCATTAGCTTTATTCAACCCATATAAATTTAAGATAATGGACCATATGGAGTACGATATATCAAATATGGTTAATAGAAACGGATTTAATAGATTTAGGTCTATTACAGCTTTAAAGAATTCATACGGTATTGATGACTTTAGAGTAGGATTCCAGTTTTTGGGTGAGATGGGCTTATTTACAGAAATGCCTAGGGCAGAAGAAATGAATAAAGATGAATATGCCAGAATCAGAGGATTATGATTATGTGAAACCAAAGCATTATAGACTTTGGAAAGGGATGCGGACATTTGAACTTCACAGAAGTTTACTTACAGAAGAAGAATTTATTGGATACTGTAAAGGAAATATTATTAAGTACCAAATGAGAATGGGAAAGAAGCCAGGTGAAAGCGTAGAGAGAGAAATAAGTAAGATTGAAACTTACAATGAAATTTTAAATGAAATCTTAAATGAGTGATGAAGAAGAGGTAGAGATAGTTCTACCTAGTGAGAAAATAGCTGTGACAAATAGGAATCCAAGGACTACTATTATATATTCACAGCCAAAGATGGGAAAAACCACCCTAATAGCAGAGTTACCAGACTGTTTGCTAATAGATTTAGAGAGTGGTTCAGATTTTGTTGAAGCTTTAAAAGTTAAGGTTAGTAGCCTAAAGGAACTTTATAAAGTAGGAGAACAAATAAAAGCAAAAGGAAAACCTTATAAGTATGTAGCAATTGATACCATTACTGCTCTTGAGCAATGGTGTGAAGAGACTGCTAAAAGTATGTACATGAAGACCCCTATGGGCAAAAACTTTAAAGGTGAATCAGTATTAACTTTACCAAATGGTGCAGGATATCTATATCTTAGACTTGCGTTTAAAAAATGGCTAGACTATTGTGGAACATTAGCAGAGCACATTATTTTAGTAGGTCATTTAAAAGATAAAATGATTAACAAAGATGGTAAAGAAGTAGCAGCAAAGGATTTAGCACTTACAGGTCAGATTAGGACTATAACTTGTGCAAATGCTGATGCAGTGGGTTTCTTATATAGAGACAAAGATGAACTAAGAATTAACTTTCAAGCTAAAGAAGAATTAGTATGTGGAAGTAGATGTGAACACTTAAAAGGGCAAGATTTTGTATTTGCCTGGGATAAGATTTACATAGATTAATAATTAAAAAAATAAAAAGAATGAATTTTTCAACAAACGGATTTGAAGAAGAAGAAAAAGAATTTGCATCCCCTTATATTAGACCAGGTGTGCATGAAGCAAAAGTAAAAAGTATTGAATACTTTGAAAGTAGTAAAAAAGGTACACCAGGTATTAAATTTACCTTTGAAGGGAGAAAAGTGGGGGAACAATTAGATGGGCCTGTTGCGGAAACCTCTTTATGGTTAAGTGAAAAAGCATGGGAATATACTCAAAGAACTTTAACTAGAATGGCATCAGCCTTTGATACAAGAGAGGCACTAGACGCTGTTGAAGTAGATGGAGCTAAAGAGTATGTAGAAGCAATTACTCCACATATTGTAGGAATATGGGCTAGATTCCTATTTATTGGTGAAGAGGTAGAAGGTAGAGATGGTAAGAACAATTGGTTCAAAGCTACTCTTCCATTTTACGCTCAGATAGAAGGTTTAGAAGTAACTCAAGAAGAGAGTAAAATCACTTTTAATGAGGAAAAACACCTTGAAAAATTACCAGAGCCTACAGAAGAAGACATGGTAGCTACATCAACAACTGATGACCTACCCTTTTAATTAACTAACTCAAAGGGGGGCTAAGTTCCCCCTTTATTTTTTTATGTATACTACAAAAACTTATAAAGAAGTATCAAGAAGGAACATATTGGAAAGAATTACTCCTATACAGATATTTGAGTTTTATATATCTGGGTATGAAAGGGAGGATAAACCATTTTGTAGCGAGATAAGAAAAGATAAAAAACCTTCTTGTAGTATAATAACTAGACCAGGTGGAGATGCTTTATACACTGACTTTGGTACTAGTGAATATTTTGATTGTTTTAAATACATTCAAGCTAAATTTGGAGTTACCTTCTATGAGACTCTTAATATTATAAACAATGATTTTAAACTGGGATTAAATGGAAAAAATCCAGTTAAAGCTTCCCCTTTATTAATAGGGCATTATGAAAAAGCTAAAACAGAAAGACATAGAAGAAATACAACCATACAAATAAAGACAAGGAATTGGAATGCAGGAGTAGATAAAATATATTGGTCACAATATCAAATATCTTGTGAAATATTAAATGAATATAATGTAATTCCTATAAGTCACTTATGGTTAAATGGCACATTAATTAAAGTACCTAATAATAAGCCTTCTTATGCCTATTACTTGGGAAAAGGAAAATATAAAATACTTTCTCCTTATAGTGATGATGGACATAAGTGGGTTAGCAATGTAGATAAGAGTTATTTTCAAGGGTATGACCAATTACCTTGGGTAGGAGAAACGCTTATTATTACTAAGTCTTTAAAGGATGTTATGGTATTAGCCTCTTTTGGTATACCAGCAATAGCACCTCAAAATGAAAACACAGAGATTACTGTGGAATTCATGGGAGGACTTAGAAAAAGATTTAAAAATATAGTTATATTTTATGATAATGATGAAGCAGGTATTACTGGAAGTAATAAACTAGTTAATGAACATAGTTTACCTAGTATAAAAGTACCTTTAGATTCAGGAGAAAAAGATATATCAGACTATAGTAAAGCATATGGTAAAGAAAATACTAGTTTACTGTTAGATGGATTATTACAAAATTATTAAATTTTAAGATATGGAAAATACAAAAATAGTAAAACATCCTAAAGAAGGACATGTTTCTTTTACACGTATGACTATTAGACAAAAAGAAGTTATCACCGCCTATAATAATATAATTGAGTTGGTGGGGCAGAATCCTAATGATGCAGATTTAGGAGAAGTAGTTAGAGCATTACTTAAAGATGCTAGTAAGAATTATGTACAAAAAGAGTAAAAATAAAACAGGGAACCAAAAAGTAAAAAATGCAACAGCAATTACAATTGATGGTATTAATTTTAGAAGTAAGTTAGAAGCTTATACTTATGACCATCTTACAAAGGCAGGATTAACTTTTGAATATGAAAGTAAAAAGTTTACTTTATTAGAAAAGTTTGAATACCCTGCAGATAGTTTTGAATCTTACAAAAGTAAGAAAGTAAAATATTTTGGTTTAATAAAAAACAAAGTTAGAGGAATAACTTATTTACCTGATTTTGTAAGTGAAGAGGATAATTGGATTATAGAAGTAAAAGGATACGCAAATGATGCATTTCCATTAAAGTGGAAAATGTTTAAGAATTTGTTAAGAGATACTCCTTATACATTATACAAGCCTACTTCACAAAAACAAGTAAGAGAAGTAGTAGAACTTATCTTAAAACGAAAAAATCATGAAAAAGTTGATGATATTGAGCTTGATACTGATGTCATTTAGGCCTTCTGGCTCAAATACATTAAGTTTAAGCAACATTAAAAAGGAATTAGTGTTACAAGACATAAAGTGGCCAGGAATCGTCCTAAGGCAAATTATAGTAGAAACAGGTTGGCTTAATTGTACAAACTGTTGCCTCAATAAAAATAACCTATTTGGTTTTCAAGTTAAAGGAAAATATCTTTCTTATGCTACTTGGAAAGATAGTATAAAATATTATAAAAGATGGCAGACAAAGTGGTATAAAGGGGGAAATTATTATGATTTTCTTAACTGCCTCTGGAAACATAAAAATGGAGTATGTGCTAGGTACGCAACAAATCCTATGTACACTACCATTTTAAAAAACATCAAAATTGATGGAATACAGTAATGATTTTAAAACTAAATGTTTTAGAGTATTTAGATGGACAGGTAGAGTTTTGGAATTAGTCAAAGCTCTTGAGTCTGAAAATCATACAAAAATTAGACATCTTTTAGAATGGGGAATGGAGGACTCTAGCCTATATGGGAAAGAAATTGACCTTATGGGTAGAGCCAAACTCAGGAAAGATAAAAAGCATACGTTTTTAGACAGAAGAAAATTATATTCTGAATTTATGGAAATGTATGCTGAACATTTAGATAGATATGAGCAAATTAGCGTTAATTGATGGGGATAGTTTAGCCTATTATTCTATGGGATATCCAACTCTTGAAGAGGGAATTCAAAACATAGATAATTACATTAGTATTATTTTGAATGCTTGTGAAACAGAGAAATATATATTATTTGTTTCTAACAAGTCTTACAGATATCAAATAGCTGATGCTAGACCGTATAAAGGCAAAAGAAAGAAATCAGAGTCAATTCTTTTACCCTCATTATTGCAATATTTAAGACAAGGACATGGAGGCCATGGAGTAAAGTTACTTGAGGCAGATGACCTAGTTTCTTATTTTAAATATAAAGACCCTGAGAACACTATAGTATGTAGTCCTGATAAAGATGTTTTATATCAGACAGCAGGAAAACATTATAACTATGGTAAAAGAGAGTTTGTTACAACTAGTGTAGCAAATGCTGAACATTTTTTGTGGAAGCAAACCTTAATGGGAGATTCCACTGATAATATAGAAGGTATACCAGGTATTGGCCCTAAAAAAGCAGAGAAACTGCTTAGTGAAGGTGATACCGCATACAAAAATATTGTACTTGATGCTTATATAAAACACTTTGGGATTGCCAATGGAATATATAGATTTCAAGAGAATTTTAGATTAGTGTACCTTTTAAAAAACACTGAAGATATGAAGAGAGAGATAGGTAGAGATATTGAACTACCAGAAGTGAGAGAAGTGAATTTTGATGACATGGAAAATTTTATGTAAAATGACTGAGGAATTATGGGCAGTTGATAAGAAGACACGTTCTTACACCTATATTTTCCCTATGTTAGGTAATAATGCTAAAGAATTCAATTTCGTAGTAAATTGTTTTATTGGTGATAGGAACAAACCAGAACTTGAGAATAAGATATTCTTATTGTTAAAATTTTCTGGTGAAAAAAGGTTTGAAGAGTATGAAAAATACATAAAAATGTATCCAAATTATGGGGGAAATTATGACCCTGATAATACACATGTTATGTATTATTTTGAAGTACCTGAAAAGTATAAGAAAGAATATGAACTTTTTAAAAAAGGAAAGTATTCAATATTTTCTGATGAATATAAAAGAAAGATTTTTAAATTTCACAATATAGGGAGTAAAAGTGATGTAGGTAAAGTCCTTTATAGAACAGAAGATAAATTTAGAGAGTGGGAGAGAAAAGTCGGACAAAAAATTGATAGAAATCAAGAAATAGGCTCTATACCAGATACAAAAGTAGAAATATTTCAGGAATATATGAAAACAAATACTTTTAAATTTGAAGAGCTAAGAGAAGAAGGAGAAAATGAGTAAAAGTACTAGAGAAAAATTTAATCTAGATAAAGGAATTATAAAAGAATTCAAAACTAAAACACCTAAATTTGGTTTTGGTGTATTAGGAGAATTAACTTTTTATAGAACTTATTCTAGGTTAAAAGAAAATGGGAGAAATGAAGACTGGACTGATTGTGTAGAAAGAGTAGTAAATGGAACTTATTCTATACAAAAGAGGCATATCATAAGCAATGGTTTAGGATGGGATGAAGTTAAAGCACAAGAATCAGCATCAGAGATGTTTGAAAGAATTTGGAACTTTAAGTTTACACCTCCTGGTAGAGGTTTGTGGGCTATGGGTACAGATATCATAGAAGAAAGAGGGTTAGGCGCAGCCCTTAATAATTGCGCTTTTACTACTACTTTAAATATAGACAAAGAATTTTCAAAACCATTTGAATTTCTAATGGACATGTCTATGTTAGGTGTAGGAGTTGGTTTTGATGTTAAAGGGGAGAATAAATTAACAATCAAAAAACCAGTTGGAATTATCAAATATACTATACCTGATACAAGAGAAGGTTGGGTAGATAGTTTAGGTATCCTTATTAATGCTTATTTTAAAGGAGAGGCATATCCTGAATTTGATTATAGCAAAATCAGGCCAGAAGGGGCACCTATTAAAACATTTGGGGGAGTAAGTTCAGGACCAGACCCACTTAAAAGAATTCATACTACAATAACTGATTTATTAGATAAAGTAATAGGGAAACCTATTAGTATTACTAATATCACAGATATAATGAATTGGATTGGGGTTTGTGTAGTTGCAGGTAATGTAAGAAGAACTGCTGAGATAGTATTTGGGCCTAATAAAGCTGAATATCTAGACCTCAAAAATTATAAGATTAACGAGCACAGACAAGAATTTGGGTGGACTTCTAATAATTCAATATTTGCTGATGTAGGTATGGATTATAGTATTCCAGCCCAAAGAACTTCCATTAATGGTGAACCAGGTTATGAATACCTGCAGAATGCACAAGATTATGGAAGAATGTGTGAAGCTCGTAATTATAAGGACAAAAAAGCAATGGGAGGTAATCCTTGCTTAGAGCAAACCTTAGAAGATAAAGAGTTATGTAACTTAGTGGAAACATTCCCTGAGCATCATGATAGTATAGAGGACTACCAAAGAACTCTGAAGTTCGCATATCTCTATTCTAAGACAGTTACTTTAGTTTCTACCCATTGGGTTGAGTCTAACAGAGTAATGCTTAGAAATAGAAGGATAGGACTATCTCAGTCAGGTATTGCAATGTTCTTAGATAGAAGAGGAATACATGAGTATAAAAGATGGTGTGAAATAGGATATAAAACTATTCAACACTATGATGAATTATATTCAGATTGGTTAGCTATTCCTAGAAGTATAAAGACTACCTCTGTAAAGCCAAGTGGTACAGTTAGTTTACTAGCTGGTGCATCACCTGGGATACACTTTCCAGAGAGAGACTATTACATAAGAAGAATCAGAATTTCAAAATTATCCAAATTATGGGAAATCTGTAAGAAAGGCGGTTACCATGTAGAAGAGGACAAATATGATAGCTCCTCCATGGTAGTAGAAGTTCCTGTCTCTAAATTAGAGGGGGTAAGAACAGTTGAAAAAGTATCAATGTGGGAACAAGTATGGTTAGCTACATTTGTACAGAGATATTGGGCAGACAATCAAGTTAGTTGTACAGTTTCATCTAAAGAGCATGAAGCTGACCAAATTAAACAAGTATTGAATTATGCACAATATGATTTAAAAGGAATCAGTTTTTTACCTAAAACTAAGGAAGGAGCATATGAGCAAATGCCATATGAAGGAATAACAAAAGAGGAGTTTATAGAAAAGGCTAAGGATTTAAAATTATTAAATTTGAAAGCACTTTCTGAAGACTCTACAGTAGAAAAGTTTTGTAACAACGATTCTTGTATAATTTAAAAAAAATAGGGGAGGTAATACTCCCCTTTTATTAATTATGAGTGAATATAGTAGAGTATTTAATTACCCTTTAGATTGCTTCTGGGTAGGAGATGAGTTATTGTCAGTAGGAGATTATGTTACTTATAAAAGTCATAAACATCCTTATACAACTCATAGTAGTAAAGTATTAGAATTTAAAATAACAAGGATGAGGCCCAAAGAATTAACTGAAAAATATCCTGAAGATAGGCATATTGGAGCAATAATAGTTAGAAATATAAAAGTTAGTGGAAGCATTATAGGTATTCATGAAATTTTAACCATAATAAAGAAATAAGAAATGAGAGGATGTCAATGTTATTATTCCATAATTACAAAAAAATATGGAGAAATAGTAAAAAATAGTAATAGTGCTTGTTGGCAAGGAATTAGCTATTCTACTATTAACAAAAAATATGTTTTAAAAAATTTATTAAAATTTGATAAATGGGGTTTTTCAAAAAATAGAACTAATTACAATATTCCAAATATAGGAATATATAAGAAAATATCCAAAGATGGAAATATTTATATAGTTAAATATAAAGAAAAGGAAACCTTAAAATATGTTGACTTAGTAGTAGGAATAGTGAATCAAATTACTCCTTGTGAAATAGTAAAATTAAAGGGTAGGCACCATATTAAATATAAGCTATTAGATACTTATGGGCAAAATTTAGTAGTTTTAAATTTTATAAGATACTTATGGCATACTCCTGGTGGGGAATATTTTGATAGAGATAAATTCTTTACTACGTTAAAAAACTCTAAGAGATGTAAAGACCCATTAAAAAGACTTTTATGGGCTAATAAAGTAGCTTGTAGTACCTCCAAATTTTCAAGTCACCATTCTGCTGCCTATACTAAAAAAAGACTATTAATTAGGGGCACTAAAGAATTATTTAAACATGTTGGAAAAGACACACTTTTTTATACAAAAAGGCAATAAGTAAAGATTAAATTTTAAAGATATGAAAATAAAGAAAGTATGTAAAATTTGCCAAGCCGAAAGCGAGGTTATAGATGCTTGGGCAGAGTGGGAAGAAAAGAAACAGTTATATATTTTAAAAGATGCACAGGGGAATAAAGATTGTGCAAAGTGTAAAGGAAAATGTGTAACTATAGATGTAGATTTAGACATTTAAGATGAGAAAACTAGTAGTAGGGGACATACATGGTGCTCTAATAGCTCTAATACAGTGTCTAACTAGGTGTAGTTATGACTATACTAAAGACAAATTAATATTTTTAGGAGACTATGTTGATGGTTGGTCCCATAGTTCTGAGCTTATTCAGTATTTAATAGATATAGATAAAAAAGCTAAATATGGTACTGTATTTTTAAGAGGTAATCATGATAAATGGTGTGAAGAATGGCTATTAAGAGGACAATCTCCTAGTATGTGGGTAGAACAAGGAGCAAAAACAACAATTGACTCTTATATTAGAACTGGCTTATTAGCAGATGAGGAGCATAGGGCATTTTTTAGAAAATTACATAATTATTACATAGATGAGGATAATAATGGTTTTGTTCATGGTGGTTTCATCTCTAGAAAGGGATTAGGGCATGAGAAGTACCAAGCTGATTATTATTGGGACAGAGATTTATGGAATTTGGCCTTAATGTCACATGGAAATAAAGACCTTAAAAATGATGTTCCTCCTAAATATACTAGATTTTTAAAGCATAAAGAAGTATTTATAGGGCACACTGCAACAACAAATTGGAAATGTAAACCACATTATCCTGAGTATGTAATAGAGAAGAATAATAAACAAATAACAATACCAATGAATAGGTGCAATGTATGGAATTTAGATACAGGGGCTGGACATAGTGGTAAATTAACAATTATGGATATAGACACAAAAGAATATTGGCAAAGTGATTATTCTAGTGATTTATATCCAGGAGAAATGGGGAGATAATCCCCAAAAAATTTAAAATATGATGTACTTAAACTTATCTTCAAATTTTGATATTTTTAAAAAATCAACTTCAAAAGGTATTAACTTTAAAAGTAGTATTTTTAGTGGGGGAGAACCTAATTTTAGAATATTAGACATTAAATTAGCAAAAACAATAACTATAACTCATAGAATTAACTCATTTAATGACTTAGGATTATTAGCGATAGCTGTAGATGCTATTAAAAGGCATGAGTATCCTGTAGAAAAGATAAATTTATTTTTACCTTATTTTCCAGGAGCTAGGCAGGATAGAGTTTGTAATCCAGGAGAAGCATTAACTGTAAAAGTATATGCTAATATGATTAATAGAATGGGATTTGCAAAAGTCACTGTTTTTGACCCACATTCTGATGGAGTTGGAATAGCTCTTGATAAGCCTGTGATTATAGATAATCATGCTTTTGTCAATATGGCTATTCAAGACATAGTTAAGAAGCATACTAAAGGTAAAGTACCTACTGTAATTTGCCCAGATGCTGGGGCTAATAAAAAGATTGTTGCTTTAATGAAAACACTTAAACCTGCTAAAGATTATAGTATGATTAAGTGTGATAAAACTAGAGACTTGGAAACAGGTAAATTATCTGGTTTTGAAGTATATTCTGGTAATTTAGCCAAAAGACCCTGTGTTATTGTAGATGATATTTGTGATGGTGGGGGTACTTTTATGGGATTAGCGGAGGAACTTAAGAAAAAAGATGCGGGAGATTTATTTCTAGTAGTTAGTCATGGTATATTTAGTAGAGGGTTTGAAGACTTAGGGCAGACTTTTAAACATATTTACTATACAGACTCTATTAGAAATAGTGGTTATGATGGGTGGTATCTTTTTAAAGGTAAAACAATAGGAGAAGTTGCAACCCAAATTAAACTTAATGAAATTTTATGAAAAAAGATATAGAAAGATTAGTCAAAGAATGGATAGAACATGGAAAAATTGTTTTAGCTGTTGATTATGATGATACTTTATTTCATTGGAAATATAATTCAAAAGAAGATTGTGATAAAGTCATGGAATTAGTGAAATGGTGTAAAACTATTGGTGCTTATATTATGATTCACACTGCCTCTAATGAAAGTAGATATAGTGAAATAACAGAGTATTGTATTAGTAAAGGTCTATTTATTGACTCTATTAATCAAAATCCAATTGAACTTCCTTATGGGAATGAAGGGAAACCTTATTATAATTGGCAATTGTGTGATAGGTCAGGTTTAGACTATGCATATACAGTATTAGAAGGTGCTGCTAAACAAGTACTTTCAATAAAAAATAAAAACAAAGGTGAAACATTAACTGAAGTAGGATGAATCCATTTTTAGCAACGGATGGCTATAAAACAGGCCATCATCTAATGTACCCAAAAGGGACAACATTAGTATATAGTAATTTCACACCTAGAAGCAATAGACATGCTCCTAAAGGATGTGATAAAGTAATGTCATTTGGACAACAAATGGTAATGAGGAAGATACAAGAGATATTTGAAAATGATTTCTTTAATAAAGATAAGGTAGAAGTATGCGAAGAAATTAAGAGGGAATATTCAATGTATTTAAATACTGATTATGATGTATCTCATATTGAGAGGCTCCATGATTTTGGATATTTACCTTTAAAAGTAAAAGCATTACCAGAAGGTACTTTAGTACCTATGGGTGTACCAGTATTAACTATTTATAATACTAACCCAGATTTTTATTGGTTAACTAACTTTTTAGAGACTTTAATTTCTACTATGTTATGGAAACCAATGACAGCTGCAACTATTGCACATCAATATAAGAGTAATCTTACAAAGTATGCTTTAGCTACAGATGAAAATAATGTAGATTTTGTAAATTTTCAAGGACATAATTTCTCAATGAGAGGAATGGATGGTATAGAATCTACTATAAACGCTGGCTTAGGCCATGCTACATCATTTTTAGGGGATGATTCTTTACCTACTATTTATGGTGCTAGAAAGTACTATGATGAAACAGGACCAGTTGTACATTCTGTAAATGCTACTGAACACAGTGTTATGTGTGCAGGTAGTAAGGATGATGAACTTGGTACTTTTAGAAGATTAATGAAAACTTTCCCAACAGGTATACTTTCAGTAGTTTCAGATACTTGGGATTTGTGGAAAGTTTTAACAGAGTACTTACCAGAACTTAAAGAAGAGATTCTTGCTAGAGATGGTAAATTAGTAATTAGACCTGATTCAGGTGACCCAGTGGAGATTATTTGTGGTACAATTCCGGGATATATTATAGAAGTAGAGGAAATTGATGATTCATTATTAGAAAAAGGTAATCTTTTTAAATATAAAGGAGTTATCTACAAACCTTTAACATCTGAAATTGAGCAATTCCGCGAGGACTATGGTAGTGAACAAGCTACTTTATGGGAATCAGGTATTGAAGATTTTTATGAAGAAGCAAATTTAGAAGATACTCCTGAAAGTAAAGGAGTAATTGAACTTCTTTGGGATACTTTTGGTGGTACAGTGAACAATCAAGGTTATAAAGTACTTGACCCTCATATTGGAGCTATCTATGGTGATTCTATTACTTTAGAAAGAGCTGAAGAAATCTGTAAGAGATTAGAAGATAAAGGTTTTGCTAGTACAAATATTGTATTGGGTATTGGTAGTTTTACTTATCAGTTTAATACTAGAGATACATTTGGATTTGCAATGAAGGCTACCTATGTAGAAATCATTAAAGACCTAAATGCACCTAGAAATCCTAATTTACCAGAAACAGAGGGAAGAGAAATCTTTAAAGACCCTATTACTGATGATGGTACTAAGAAAAGTGCTAAAGGTTTGTTAACTGTTGCAAAGGATTTTGATACTGGATATGTATTAATAGACCAATGTAAATGGGAAAATGAAGAGGCTGGAGCTTTACAAACTATCTTTGAAGACGGTAAGTTTTATAATAAAACTACTCTTACACAAGTGAGAGAGAGAATTAATAATAATAAATTAGAGTTGAATGAAGTTTGAGATTAAAAAGAATAAAAGAACAGGTAATTTCTACTATGAAATTACAAATGGTAAAAAAGGTAACAGTAGAAAAGTAATAATGTTTTCTGAGAAAAGAACTAGGAAACATGATTTACAAAGGAGTATTGATTCTGTAAAAAGATTCAGTAGTAATCCTGATAACTTTGTTATCAATGAAAGGTTTAATACTTTTCAACTAAGGGCTAATAATGGTACAGTGCTTGCAATGAGTAAGCCATTTGGAACTTCTAGAAAGGCTAAGAATGCCCTTACTAAGATGTCTAAGACACTAACTTGTATGGAGGTAATAGATACTACTACTAAGTAATTAATAATACCCCTTCCTTAATTGGAGGGGGTTTATTTTAAAAGATAAAAGCATTAGACGAATTAATAAAAATATAATGGAAGACAAAGAATTTATACCATATGAAGAAGCATTGGCTTTAAAAGAATTGGGGTTTGATGAAGAGTGTTTGGCTCATTATGATGATGGTACTCTAGGTATTGGCAAAGTAGCTTACAATAAGCGGTACAAAATATCTAGTTATTTATGGACTCTAGCACCACTATACCAACAATCATTTAGATGGTTTAGAGAGAAACACGATTTATTTTCCTTTGTAAGAAAAGGAAAAGGGATTGACGATAACGTTTTTTACTGCTATGAAATACAGTCGCACAGATTAAGCAACTCTTACGATACCTACGAAGAAGCAGAACTAACTTGCATCAAAAAACTAATTGAAGTTGTAAAAAGCAATAAAAATGAATAGAAAAGAATTTTATTTCCTTATGGGATTTTTTACAGCAGGTACATTAGCTTTAATAGCGTTTGGTATATCAACTATAACTTAAGACAAAACAAAGAAGATGAGTGAAGAACAAAACATCCTTAAAATAAACATTGGAGATATAATGCTACACGATGGGTATCCTATTGACAAAGACAATGAGTTAGTTAAAGTAAGAATAGATGGTTTTATTGAAGGCACTGTTTTGGTTAAATGCTCATTCTTTGATGAACACTTCACTAACCACATTACAACTAAAGATGAATTAAACCAAAACAAAGATGACTAAAGAAGAATTAGAAACTATAATTGAAAAACTAAATAACTTAGACCAATTACATTTACCAAATGGTGCTACAGGAGCAGTTTGGTTAGAAGATGTTATTAAGATATTAAACCAAAAGAAAGATGAGTAAACCAAAAGAATGTGTTAATTCTAAGTGCAAGAATATTTTTTATGTGCCTAAATATTTGTTACATCAAATGTTAATATGTGAAAAGTGTCAAGATACTAAACAAGAAACCCCCCTTTAATTAGGAGGGCTTCAAGTTTTTTTTATTTATTTGTTGCTTTTATATTGATTTAATATAACCAAGTTTCTCTTTAGGGAATTGAGCATCATAAAAGTTCTTCATAAATGACCTCTGTATCATTAACTTCTCAAGTCTAGTCATATCCTTGAATCTACCTCTTTCAATAGTTTCATAGGCTTTACCTGTTACTATGCCCCAAACTTCTCCTAATGATTCTAGTTGATTCATAGCAGCAGCGGGAGATTTCAATAATGTAGTAATTTCCCCTGGATTCCAAAATGCACCAATCTCAACATTAGTTCTATAAACAGTATATAAAGCAAAGTTGTATATCCAATCATCTTCTTCATCTTCTCCTCCCATTGATTCAAGCATAGAAGCTAATAATGAGATAGCAGTTATAAAGGCTAATTCAGCCATACCTCTTCTTAAGTTTTGCTTTTGATGAGGTTCTAGATTGTTGTAATTTTGAATATAAGGTTTAAATGAAAGTGATTTCTCTTTAAACATTTCAAAAGCACTTCCTATAACTAAACTACCCATAGTTCTATAGTGTCCTTCTTCTTTTTCTCCAGTATCTAAGTTAATATCACTTTTCTTAAATCTATCTTCTACACCTTTTACTAACCAGCCTCTGTGAGTCATTATAAGTCTACCCCATGTATTCTTAAAGATAGCTCCTTTATCTAAGTCAGATAATAGACCATCAGCCCTGTTGCCAATGTGTTCAATTCTATTCTTGATATTATTCTCAATTTTAGGAGTAATAGTATCTTTAAACTCTTTCTTAATTACTAATTCTCCCTCAACTACTTCAAATGCATTATAAAAGCTATTCTCTCTATGCTTTTTCCATTCACTATTGATTTCAGACTTATCTAATTTAGAGTTATTTCTTTTAAACTGGTCCTTAGTTAACCACTCTCCATTAACTAGTCTCATGTTATCCATGATAGCAACAGAAAGCTTACCTTTAACTCTATAATCAGCTAATTGGTAAGTAGAGAAGAAAATATTCTTAAGCTCTCTACCTGCTACAGTTTTAACATTTAAATCTTCAAAATTGTCTCTAATGAAACCATTCCTTTGAAACATTAAATGCATTTTATTAGTAGGCCTTCTTTTACCTAATTGAGCCATTACTCTAGGCAAGTTAGCATCAAATTCTTTTTCTGCAAATGTCTTAGACTCTTGATTTGTGTACTGTCCTACTATATCTTCAATTTTAGAGAAGATACTACCTGTAGTATAGGAAGCTGTAGAGGCAAATACATTAAATGCAAGGTTATTTCTTCTTACATAGGAGTTAAAGGAATCTAAAGCCTTACCATAGTTAATCTTCTTACCTCCTATTTCCAATACTTGGTCTTTCTTTCTAAGATTTCCGTATAAGTGCATATCCATGAATGTATCTAACATCGCATAAGTATTACTTTCTTTGCCTTCTTTAGCAAGCTTCTTTCCTGATATTTGTCTTTCTCCTATAGACCTTTTAACAATCTCCAAGTCGTCTACTATTTCAGCACTTTGTTTGTAATTCTCAGACATATGTGCATAAGCAATAAACATAGAAGTAACATCCTCAGAGAGGTTATCCATGTCTTTTAAACTCCTAGTATAATGTACTGGTAAAAATTTAACCTCATTACCTTTGATGTCTTTAATAATCTCCTGTTCATTATATTCAATATCATCTTCAGTTATTAGGGCAGATTCTTTAACTACCTCTTTAACATTCTTAAATATATTACCATCTCTATTTTTAAGCCTCTCTAAAGTGTCTTTTCTTATTTGAGGCATTAAGTATTCCTGTCTATCAGCTTTCTGAACAGGTATCTTCTTATCCTCAGTATTCTTAATCTTTAGTAGTTTATTGTAAAAAGAATATACAGCTTTATTACCAGTTATTTTACTAAAATCTTTGTTTGAATACTTTGATTTCTTAGGTACTACTTCTCCAAAACTATTAGTATCAGTATGTTCTCTAAAAAACTTACTCCATAAAGTATTAAATTTCTTTTTTTCTACTTTAGATAAAGCCTCTTGATTAATTTCTGAATAACTCTCCACTTCAAATGCATCAGCAATTGCTTGTAGATTTTCATCAAAAGCCTCATAATAAGCCCCTCTATTATATTCACTTACAATAAACCCAGTTTTCTTACCTTCAGAGTCAACCTCATAAAAAGATTTAAAATCTTTAAAACCTGTTTGCTCTAATTCTAATTGTAATTTAGTAAGCTCTCTACCTAATTCAAAAGTGTATCTATAGGTATTACTTTTAACAGTTTTAATACTATCATATACAAGTTTAAGTACTTTATCAGAAGCATTCTTCATAGTACCTGCAACTCTCCTAATAGTATTAGTATCTTCATTAGCGTCAGTAGTTAGGATATCATCTTCAATATCTAATCTACCATCATTTATTTCTTGAATGTATTCCTTACCCCTAGCTTTAAATACTTTATGATAAAATGCCTTTACTTTAAGCATTTCAGCAGTAACATCTTGAGCTCTAGCAATAACAGTTGCAAATTCCTCCCTAGAGGTAGCATTGTCATTTAAGATAGAAATCATATCAGTTAATAGTATGTCATAAGTGATAATAAAGTCATGCATCTCATTAATAAATGCAGGAGTAATATTAGTAGTAATTTCCCCTTTTTCAGCCTTAGTGATATAATCCATTATTTTATCAACATCCTTTTCAGCTTTTGAAACAAATGTAGACATACCAAGTTTCATTTTCTTATTATCCAACATGTCTTTAAGTATATCAACTTGTTGTTTAACACTTTTAGCCTCATCTCTTTTAAAAATCTTCTTAAGAGACTTCATTCTTGACTCTAAAGCCTTGATAGACTTATCTAGAAACTTTTCTTCCTTAGTAGCATACTCAACCTCTGAATCTGTTTGTAAGAATATTTCTCTAGTAGCTGCTAAATTAGCAACATCTCCATCTAAAGAGTTCTCAGTAATATCTTTTGCTACCTTGGCAGCTAAGTGGTCAACTTCTTGATTATATCGTGTGTGGTCCATTCTTTTGAAGTAGGACATAAATCTATCCCACATTCTATTTAGAGTGGCTAAGATGCCTTTAGAAGGCCCTATAGGGTTACTTTTAATGATGTTTTCAGCAATTAACTTACCAATTGCTTCCTTTTTAATCTTAGTTAGGTCTGGATTACCCTCTTCATCTAAATATTCATCTTTATACTGCTCATATACTTCAGTATAAGTATCAGTCTTGTCTACTATATTAAGCATTTTAACAACCATAGGATTATCAGGACCTAACAGTTCAACTGCAAAGTGAGCAACCTCTTCTGGAAGAGTATCTATCTTTTCTTTGTCTTTAGATATTAGAATAAGCTTATTGAAGATATCAGCTGCTCCTACAGCATCGGTACCTACTCTATCTTTCAAAGTATCAACATGTTCTACAGTAATACCATAGTGATTTAAGAAACCAAGTAATTGACTATTGATTTTCTCAGAAGGAGCTTCTACTTTATCACTCTTACTTTGCTTATAGATGGTTTCATCCTTATACAAGAATTTAGGAACAATCTTAATAGTATTATATATTCTCTTATCTCCCTTTTCACCAGCTATTTTTGTAATAACTGCTTTATAAGGTGTACTAGCTAATTCCTTAGTAATACGTATTGCCTTAGACTTAGTATTATCTAAAGCACTCTCCAAGTACCTTTTTCTAACACCATCAGAATGTCTTAGAGCATGTTCTTCCTCTAATCTATAAGGGTCATTTTCCCAGTCTCCATTCTTCTCTATAAAAGACTTAGATTTAGCTTTTTTATAGTACTGAATAGTCTTTTCTCTGGACAACTTGAGTTTACTTTCAAGGTCTATGTATAATAAACTATTATTCCCTCTACTGTCTTGTGGGTAAATTAAACAATCTTTTGCCATTACTTACAAAGGTTTTCAATTAATTTAAACTGTGCTTTACTTATCTCTTCTGTATCAATCAACCACTCTACACTACCATTATCATTTGGTTTAGCCACAAGCTGTGATTTAGAAGTGACATCAAATATATATGCTTCTCCTGTAGTATAGTCTATAGCAATATTACCTGGAGCAATATTTTGACCAGTACTAGGGTTAGCTAATGTAGGAGAATCATTATATAGTGTTGATTCTAAATTCTCTTCAGCTCCAAATAACTCTAAAGAGGTTTCTTCTACAATATTAGGCTCTACAGCTCCCACTGTATTTTCCTCAGTGTAAAAGTATTTATTAACTTCAATATCATTTTTAGCTAATACAGTCTGAAGCTTACTAACATCATTAGTATTATAGTTAACCATTTTTCCACCAAGTTTCAATCTAAGAGAATTTTCTTTCTCAAAAGCACTATAAGCTGTACTAGTGGATAGCTCATTAACTCTATTAGGAAGCCCTAAAGTAAGTACTACATTGTATATGTAAGTACCTTCCTGTACATGTATATTACTAGCATCAGATATTAAATTAGTAAGTCCAAATAAATATGTTTTTCCCCCTTGTTCATACTTAATATATGGAGCACCTTTAATATCAGAATCGCTATTATTATCAATTTTAATTGACATTGGAATACCGTTATCTGCTCTTTTAATCCCAGAGATATTCTTAAGCTTGGGAGTATTATTAACTGCTGGAAGGAAGTCAAACTTATAGTAGAAGTTTCTAATAAATTTATCTACAAATTCAGTACTTGTTCCATTAATAGCTGCAGTCTCTACTTTGTCTTTAATAAAGTCATTGAAAGTTTGACCTGTCTCATCTGACAGTGAGTTATAGAAACTCATTGGTATCAAGTGATTAAATGAACTAGGGGTAAATCTAAAGCCACTTACAGCATAACTATACTTAATTAGGTCTTCTCCTAAAGCTCTGTATTTATCATTAGCCAATAGATATTCAAAGTCTTCTGTTAATCTTTCTTTTTGTAATGTAGATAGTTTAGAGTTAGTATTAAATTTAATACTCTCTACTCCTTTAACATTCTCATAAGCCAATAACTTAGTTAAAAATAAGTTACTTAGAATAGGGTCACTATCTAATTTGCTTTTATATGTAGCAGGTAATTTAGTAATTAATTTACTGTAGTCCTCTGTACGCAAGTTAAAGAACTCAAAGTCAGAAGCCAAATAAGAAAGAAGTGCATAATTAGCAAATTCCATCTCTTCAGCAGTTAAATCTATGCCTTTAATATCAGATGCAATACTATTTCTTACAGTACTAAATAAAGGATTATCCCAAGGGAAATAATTAGACAAGTTTTCTTGTGCTTTTCTAATTCCTTTATCTGTAAACTCTTCTGCCATTTTATAGTCTGTAAACGCTTTTTCCACCGTTCCTGGTAAGAAACCTGGATTAATTTTAGTAGCTTCTACATTAGATAAAAATAAGGAGTTAGCAGACATAGTAGGACCTGCCCCTACACTATCAGCTCTTAATCCTCTAACTAGTTTACCTAAGTCATCTCCCATACTCTGTAACTTATCAAATACACTTAATACAGTTAATTGGTGGTCAGCCTCTTTATCAGAAAGGTTGTCTGTACTAAGACTAATATTTTTCTTAAGCACATCCGTATTTAGATTAAAGTTTTTTCTACCTTCTATTTCAGCATTAGCACCTTTAGCAATTAAGTTCTTTTTAGCTTCATTAATTAATTTACCAATTTGGCTTCTTTTTGCTCCAGAGTTAAAATGGTCTTGTGCAAGTTGTAATATAATAGGTTGATTAACCAAATACAACGCAGTCTCTAAAGGATACCCTACTCTAATAATAGAAGCTACTATATCAGCTGTAAACGTGTTAATGTTAAGTTCACCTGCAACAGGGTCTTTAGCATTATCCACAGCAGCAGCTAAGAATTCTGCAAGGGTTCTAGATATTCTATTACCTTCAGTATCCTCAGTTACATTAAGCATATTTCTACTATTACCGTCAAATTTAATAGCGTCAGTAAAACCTATATCTGTATGTTGAGTAAGAGAGTGATTAACATTATGATTTGCATAAATACCAATCAAGTCTAGTCCAGACATGTTTCTATTGAACAGCTCTAAGTAAGTAGACTGTAATCCAACATTAAGAGCATCAGTTGCTGGCTTAAGAGCAGTAATTTCTTCTTTATTTCTAGAAAGGTTATCAAATCCACCTGGAGTAATCCAATTTTCAAAGTTATTCTTATCAGTTAAGATTCCTTTGATAATATCAATTTTACCATTGTCTCTAGCTGCTTTAGACTGTTCTGCTGCAGGCTTAGAGTAGTCATAAGATATATACTTAGGCTTATCTTCAACCATTTCAAAGCTATTGAACATGATAAACATTTTATCAATATCAAAATCAGCTCCTGTAACCTTAGTTATATCAGCTGGTAACATAATAGTACCTCCAGCAATAGAGGGGCTAAATCCAACTATTTCAATAGGAAGCATTGAATATTTATCTTCAGTAGGAATTCTATAGGAGATAGCCTCTAATAATTCAGGAGCTTGTTCTCTAATAGCTTCCATATCTATATCACCATTTTCATCCATGAAAGGCTTAAAGTACTTCTTAGAGTAATGAGGTAATCTAGCCTGTACACTCTTCAGTTTACCTTTTTCTATATTAACTACCAATCTATCAGATAGAGCATAATCAGACACTTGAACAAGTGCAGCTCCTCTAATCTTTTGCTTAGTCACTCTATTCTTAAATAAAGAGTTCATTAAAGACTCATTTCTTTTAGAATGTAGAGGGTGAAATAATGGGTGTATAAACTCATCATTTTCATTAAGTTCTAAAGCTTGTTCTAATTGAATACCTAAGTCTCTACTTTTAACCTCCTCTAACAGAAGTTTTTGAAGTTCTTTAGGAGATTCCATCATTTTAGCTAAACTATCATAAGCTGAATTAATATCAGCAGATATAATATCTTGGTAAGTATCAAATATCTCAGTAGGATTAAGTTGTGCATCCTTTACATTATATTTATGCTCCAAATTAGTTACTAAATCTGAGATAACAAGTTTTCTAATTTGAGTACCAAATAAGTTAGAAGTATCAACATGGTGTTCAGGAATATCTAGTTGAATACTATAGTCATCATTGAATAACTCAATAGGGGTTGCCTTTCCTAAGTTATCAAAAGATACATTATTATGTATTCCCACTTTAACAGCAGAAACAAATTGAATACTGGCAATACCTTCATCAAACTTATCTAACATAGCTTGCATCTTAGGATTACCTTCAGCCATTTGTGGTAATACTACATACTCAGAGTTTTTATTTTGAGTAGGCACAATTTTACCTTTCATAAATATCTTACCAAAGTAGAAAGGCTTGATAGGCTGTAAGAACAGTCCTATATCTTCTGTATTCCCTTTTCCTGACTTAAGTCTAGGATAAGCAGCCTCATGTTTATCAGACCACATACCAACCCCTGTAAGGATGTCTCTATACCTGTCTAAGGATATGTAGGCCTGTGCATCAGTACCATTAACATCATTATATTGACTAAGAATGGCTTCCCTCTTAGGATTACCTTCTAAAGCTTCAGAATATGCTCCTAACATTACAGAAGGCATTACCTCATCATTTACATATATAGTATTATAGGTAGCTCCTATATCTGATGTATCTAGTGCTCTTCCTGGATTACTGACTTGTTTATTTCTTTTGGCAAAATCTTCAACATTCTTATAGAATGCTAAATCACCTGAAAATATCTGACCAATATTAAAGTTAGCTAAAGTAGTATTATAGACATAATTTTTCACAAATTCTTCTATATTCTCCTCCTTAAAATTAACAGGCATTTGCTTTGTAATACTATAAGTACCATCCTCTTTCTTTATAATAAGTCCAAAGTCCTCTAATGTATCTAAAGTAGTACTAGCCTCTTTAATCAAAAGATTTGCTTTAATACTTTCAATAGTAGCTTCTTTATTAGTCGCATCTTTTACAAAAGGCATATAAACTTTTCTATCTTTAAAGTTCTTAACCTCCAAATCATTTTTATCTGCCCAAGCATTTCTCTCATACTCTTGTAGAGCAATCTCATATAAACCTTCTAAAGCTTCCTCATTACTATACTTATTAAACTTAATAAAGATAGACTGTGGAGCATCTGCTAAAATAGGCATAGAGTAATAAGCAACATTTTTGTTACCTTGATTATTAAACATCTGTACTTTAGTAGTAGTAAGGTCTGAAGATGACATACCAGTATACTTAGTACCTTTGTCTTGCCCTTGTACTTTTAAACCATCAAGATATACATAACTAAAGAGTTCTTTAGCATCATTTTCCCTAAGGTCATTTAGCCATTTGTTTCTTTTATAGAAAGCATCTTTCTGATACCAATCAATAGTTTCGTTATCTTTGGTTAGTTTAGAAAAAGTTTTAGAAATGTGATTAGGTAAGATATTAGAGAATATAATTTTATTTTCAACATTTTTAAAACTTTGTTCATAAATATCCAAATTGTGTGCTACATTATACCCTGCAAGAGCCTTTAATGAGCTTCCCTCTTCTTCAAAAGGATTCTTACCTTTTTCAATAGTATTTAATACTACTTTAAGGTTAATACTAAATTCTTTGAACTCATTATTGTCAAAGTTTTCTAGTATCTCTAATGGGAAATCAAACCCAAGTTCAGAAAGATTTGAAGAAATTGAAGCCTTATTCACTTTCTTACTTTCCAAGTTACCTTTAATTTTTGCAACTATGTCCTTACCTTTCTTGCTTATATTGGCTCCTACAAGAATTCTATTCTCAAAATTAGATTGCCAGTTAGCAATTACTATTTTCTCAGGACTCTTTCTATTAGAATCAATAATAACATACTCAGAAGTAGGTATTAATGTACCATCTTCCATTCTTTGAGTTTTATCTACCCTAAGTACTAAAGCAAATTTAGCTGCTTGTGTGGACATGGCAGAAAAGAAAGAAGACTTAGCTTTAGTATCAGATTCAATCACTTTAATTACTTCTGCATAATAAGGCTTTTGTTTAGTCATAGACTTCATCTTATCCTTCATTTCAGAGAAAGAATAGATATTAGTCAAAGTACGCTTTAAGTCATTGAATACTTCATCATAAGGTAGATAAGTAGGATAACCAACAGAATCATTGATTACCTTTCCTTCAGTGTCTACATTGGGAATTCTAGATAATAATTGTTTTACTTTATCTGTAACAGTTTCTTTAGTAGAAGCTTCAAAAGTAGAATGTTGCCATCCTTCTACAATAGACTTATGCTCATCTTCTAAGTCCTCATATAGGTCTTCTACAAGCCCTTGTTTGTTGGATTTCTTATAGTTTAAACCATGACTAGGAAGCTGTCTTAGTGCTTCATCAAACAAAGTTGCAAAGTATTCAGAAGTTAAATCATATTGGTCAACAATATATTCATAATCTCCTTCTAAAGCACTTTCCCATTCTGCTTTATAGTCAATAAGGTCAAAAACTATGTTATTAATTTCCTCATAGACTTCATTACTAAGGTCTACAAGTCCTCTTTTAGCCACTATCTCTTCCATAGCCATATCAGAGTAAGCCTCTTCACTAGAAAGTGACTCTAGGTTCTTAATAAGCATATTAGAGAGCATTGAAACTCTCTCTCTTTTCTCAATAGGATTCATTCCAGGTATTTTAAACCTAGTTTCATCTTTAAATTGGGCTACATTTCTTTTAAGTGCAGTTCCTTCTAGTTTGTTATTATATCTACCAGAATTAATGTCTTCAAACACACTGTCAATAGTAAGTCTCTTAGTATTAACAATATCAAACATTCTCATAATTCTGCTAAATAGTCTCCCCAACCAAGTTCCTTTATAAGGTTTAGTAGCTTCATTTGCAATAACATAATTCATGAATTCATCTGCCATAGCTTCCTCAAGCTCAATATCATCTTGTAACCCATATTTAGTTTGAGCCTGTAATAATAATGTTCTTCTTTCTTTATCAGAAAGCATAAGATTAAATACTGCATGGAAACCTTCATGATAGGCAGTACCAGTACCAGCATTCTCTTGAATGTAAATCATAGCATTGGCAAATAAGCCCCATGCCTCAACTCCGCCTACTTTGTGAATATTATGCAGGTCTTTTAAAACTTTTGCTTCTACAAAAGGTAGTTTTTTCCCAAGCCATGCAAGTTCAGTAGCTGAGTCCCACTTTTCAACTCTATAAGGAGTTGCTTTTCTAAACTTCTTAGTAGGTTTACCTATAGAAGGTCTTTTTCTAGGGCCAACTCTAGGAGCTTTAACTCTTTTAGCCTGCTGTAAATCACTACTTTTTTCAGTAGTTGCTTCTGGAGTAATAATAGTAGTATCTAGTTCAACACTAAAATTAGTATTAGCAATAGGATTCTCAAGATTAAGATTAACTCTTAACTTATCTCCTAATACACTTTCATTATATCCTTTAGTATTTAAAGACTTAGCATCTACTTGTGCTAGGAAAGAGCCTAATCCAGGAATAAGATTAGACATATCTATATCTTTGCCTCCCACATTTACATAACTACTACCTAACTTACTAGGTTTAACATTAATAACAGCAATAGCTTTGATTTTATCAGCAATTTCTGTCCACTCTTTAGTAGTATAATCTCTTCTCTCAGTTTTAGCCTGTTCTTTCTCAATAGCCATTTGAGATATTAATTCTCCTACAGCTTTTTGCTCTTCCTTGTTAATCTGCCTAGTCTTCAATCTAACAGGTACAGGAGTACCATTACCAGACTGTATAAGCATATACAAAGCACCAGGAACTACATTATCGTATACAGGAATCTTCTCCTTAGAGTTAGGTACTTCTAATAGATGTACACCATTCTTACTAGATGCATATCCCACTAATACCTCCCCATGAGAGTTACTAACTTTATGTTCTTCAGTAATATTAGAAGGATTATGTAAACTATCAAAATTTACTTTAACAACGTCTGTTGAATTAAGGTAATTACCATTAAACTTCTTTTTAACAGAAAGTTTAGTCTTAGAGGTAAATACACCTGATGTTTTATTTCCTATTTCTCCCTCTATTCGACTTCTAATATCCAGTAATTTAGGGTCTGTTGTATGTGCAGATAGTATTCCTAAAGTACGTTTATTACCGTTAACAGTCTTAACTATTTTAATTTGGTAGTTTTCTGTATATTCAGTCGTACCTTTTTTAAGTTTCTTATTATAAGAATCATCTAAATCTACCTCTAAAGTAACTTGTTCTCCTATCTTAAGATTATTAGGATTATTGATATATTCCCAATCTTCTTTAGTCATCTTAAGGAAATCATCTGCTACTATTGGAAGCCTGTCCTTAAAAGCAATAAAAGCAAGAGTTTCTCCTTCTTCTTCTATATACTCATATTGTCTATTTCTAATAATGTTCTCAGCATCTCCCTCTGGGTCAGAACTAGGGGTAATTTGCCCTTCTTTAGAGTCTGATACAGTATTATCTATTTCATCTTCCTGCTCATTCTCAATATTATCAATTGTAGAACCTTCTATTTCAATAGAGTCATAAAAACTCATTACAATTGGAAATAAAGGAGAACCAATATTCTTATGAGAAGTAAGTACTTTAGCTAATTTCTCAGAAGTATCCAATGTAGAAGGAATTTTAGGTAAATTAGCAGCATCTAGTTCCTCATTAATAAGATTTAACTCACTAGCAAGTAATTCAGGATTATCTTTATACCTAGCTTCTAAAGAGCTTTTAAGTTTACTTGGATTAATTGCTGTAGCTCCTTTAGACTTATCTCTATTTTTCTGGGTAATAGCTTTATCTACTTTATTAGAAGTAGGGTCTACTACCTTAGCATTTTCTCTAGCTGCATTTTCAGCTTCAGGAGTAGTAGCATCTTCAGCTTCTTGACTTGCTTCATCTACAACTTCCTTTTTAAAACTCTCTTTTGCTTTTTCTAGTTCAGCTAGAATTTCTTTTCTTTTCTTAGGATTATTAACTTTAGCTAATTCACTATTAAGATGAGTAATAGAGCCTCTAAGAGATACTTCTTTATCACTAGCTGCTTGAATATCATCATGTTGAGAATAATCTTCTAATTTAAGCTGTTTGATTTTTTCATCAGAAGCTTGTATCTTCTTATTAGTAGCTATTTTCTCTCCTTTAAGTTTAATACCTTGCTTAGTTAGAGCTTCAATAGATTTATTATACTTCTTATCTACTTTAGCAATAGACTTTTTATTAGTACTTACTTTACCTGATTTCTCAAGTATAAGTTCATCTTTTCTTCTAGCAATAAGAGATTCTCTTTCTTTAGCTACAGAATTAATTCTAGCATCTATTACAGCCACTTCAGCTGAGAATCCTTCAAATTTTTGACCTTCTGCTCTAGCTTCTGCTTCAGCAGTTCCTCTAAGAGAGTTTAATAGTTCTTCTTTCTCAAAAGTAACTTTCTTAAGTTGTTCTTGAGCTAATCTTCTATTAACAGTCATCCCATAAGCTGCCTTTCTAAAAGGAGCATCTTCAGGAGCATTTAATTTCTTTCTAGTCTTAATATACTCTTTTTCAAGTAAGTCTAATTTTTCAATATTATCAGTAGCTATTTCTCTATAGTCTTCACCATACCCTTTAACTTGAGCTTCTTCAGAAGACAGGCTACTAATATCTTGTAATTGTTTTTTAAGGTACTCAGTAGTACCATTCTCAAAGTTTTTATAAGCTAAATCAGAGAAAATGTTATCCTGCATACTAGAGGCCATATCATCATTACCTCTTTCATATGCACCTTGCATTTCTTTAATCTTACCAGCCTCTTCATTAAGAATAGAAGCTAGATGCTCTTCATTGTATTGAGCTTGCTCCTCTTGTCTTCTGTGGTGTTCAACTCTAGCTTTTTTACCTACTCTTCCATAAGTACTACTAGCAATCCCTTTCTGTACAGGTCCTCCTGCAAGTCCTAGGGTGAATTCTAACATACCTTCTCCAGACATTGAATAGTCTAGTGCTCTGCCTAAAAAGCTATCCTCATACTCTTCTGTACTAAGACCAGCTTCAGCCAAAGATTGGTATTCAAATTCTTGTTGTAAAGCTCCTGCTGAAATTTCTTCAAAACCTTCTTTAAGAGCATCTCCTGTAAGAGTTCTAGCTTTTCTTCCTTTACCTACTAGTTTACTACTTTGTAAGTTTCTAGTCCAGTTCTTACCTCTAAAGGCAGAGTGCATAGCCATAGCATCTGTAAGGATGTTGACTTTATTTGCCCAGATAAATTCATTTGCATTTTTAGCAGCAATCTCACTAGCTTCAGCTTCATCTATACCTTGTGAAACTAACTCTTCATAAGAAGTTTTAAACAACTCTACAGACATCATTTTAGATTCAGCATAGTTCATAGCAGAACCTGCTCCTAGAGAGGTTACAAGACTTTCTCCTGTAGCTCCTATCTTCTGAAGATTAGTAAGGGCTCCTAAGCCTCTTAAACCAGCTCCAGCAAGTGCTCCAGTACCACCAAACCCAATACCTGAGTCAATCAGTCCTTGAACATTAGACCACCACCATGCTCCATCTCCAACATCCCATGTAGCATTTGGATTTTGTCTAAATATAGGAAGACTTTCATCTATACTTTCTTTACCTGATTTAGCCATTTCTGACAACCAGTTAGTATATGATGCATCTTCTTCATCCCATGCACCTGTCCATTCAGCTACATCTCCTATGTAACCAATATTCTCTACTAAAGTAAGTAATCCTTTCCCTATTCCCCCAACTATGGCATTACCCATCTGGTCCCAACCAGACTGTAATCTTGCTCTTTGTTTGTCTAAATCAACACTAGGGTATATATCAACACCTCTTTCTACATAATCAGAAAGTGATTCCCCCTTAGCTAAGTTAAAATCATATACGTTAGCAGCACTTCCTTGTACAGCTTCTACCTTTTTATCTAAAGAGGTAGTTTTTCTACCTTGTCCTACAGGTAATCCAGTTAACGGATTAATTTCTGAAGGAGCTGTGGTATCATTCCCATTTGCCATATATAAATATTATCTTTTGTTATTAAAGGTCTTTTGCAAACCTTAAGAAGTCTTTTAAAGAATAAGTTTGACCACCTATTTCAACAGGTTGGTACTCATTATCATAATTGAAAGTAACTACTCCGCCATAAGCAGGGGGTTGCCATGAATGCACTCCCTCAGCTTTTCCTCTATTATACTCTAAATTAGCTCTAAAAGTAGGAGAACTCATTACTTTGTCTATATTATCATTAGAAAAACTATCTGTACTAATATAAATCATTTCATTCTCACCATTCATATTAATAGGAATAGCAAAGTGTAATTTATCTCCATCTATTGCTTGGTCAGTTACAGTAACAGCTTCAGCATTTATTTTAGAATTTGCTCCAGTACCAATAAACTTTAAATCTTTCTCTGTTATTAATTCATTTAAAGATTTACCATTAAGTTCTTTGTTACTAGATTTAATCGGATAACCTGCAATTCTAGAAGGGTCTTTAAGAACATCTTTTAAGGTTCTTCTAGCTTTCTGAAGTTCAGTTCTAGAAGCAGCATCTAATCCTGCCATATTCCAAGAAGATTCTACAGATAGATTTTGAGTAGAATTATCTGCAACATACTTATTATATTCAGCATATTTAGGGTCTATCTCTTTATATTCCTCTGACATAGCTTTATCAAAACTTTCAGCAAATTTAGGATTATCTCTTTTAAGAGCTGCTATAGTTTTATTTTTAAACTCTTCTTTAACTTCAAAAGGAACATTCTCTGCAGAACCATATACACGTATAGCTTCTGCTTCCCATTGGTCTGCTATAGCTATCATTTTATCGTCTGCATAATTAACTGCTCCCATTACCATTAATTCCTCTTCTTTTTTCCTAAGTTGTTCTTGTAATTCTGGACTTAATTTAGAAGGGTCTCCTGTATAACCAGTAGCTTCTCTAGCTTCTCTATCTTTTTGCATAGCTAATGATTCTCTTCTTTTAAGATTCATATAATTACCATACATTTGTTCTCCTAAATCAGGAGATATTTCACTCTTACCAAAGGCTTCCATCACCAAGTCTTTGTTAGCCCAATCAATTTTGTCTAGTGATTTTTGCAATAATGCACCATTAGCTCCAGCAGCTTCTAGCATAGTATTTACAAAATCTTGGCTTTCAGCCTCAAAACCTGCTAAATTAGCTTGTAATGCATTTGCATCTAATCCTGATTTAGACTGATACTGCATTCCTTGTTCACTAAAATGCCAATCTACTAATGGATTGTCTAATTCATTTTGTGCTTTCTGAGTACCATAAGTATCAGTTTTAAGGTCTTGTGATTTTGTTTGTTTCTGGAATCCAAATTTCTGTTCTGCTCCTGATATAGCACTCATTAGCTCATCAACATTGGCATAACCATATTTTTCACCTTGTTGAAGATAATTCATCAACTCAGGGTCACCCTTAGCATAATTCATTAAGATTTGCTTTACTTCTTCTGGGTCAACAAATTCCATTGAAGATTTGCCTGATTGAATGTATTTACCATCAGTATTAGCATAAGCTCTTGCTTGAATATCAGACATAATACCTTTACCATACTTATCAGCAAATTCAGTAGAACTTACTCTTTTAGCAATATCTTCAATATTAATATTAGAAAAACCACTTGGACCACCTTCACCAATTCCTTGATATTCTCTTAATAGTTCTTTGGTTACAGTTTCAAATTGTTTTTGACTAATTCCATCTTTTTTACCTATTCTTTTTCTTTCTCTTTCAACAGCTGCAGTATAGGCATTATAATTAGACTGCATTGCACCTATAGCACCAAACTGTCCAAACTTCTTTTTACCCTCAGATAAGAACTTTCTATGTGCTCTTTTACCTTCAGGAGTAGTTAAATCTGTTCCTGCTAGTTTATTAGATTCAGTCTCTAACCAATTCTGTTCAGTCAAAGCTTTATCTCTATCAGCACCTAAAAATTGAAATTCTTTCTCTCCTAACTCAAAAGCTCCTGACATAGCAGAAGCTTGTTGTTTTTCCTTAGCTGCAAGACCTTGTAAAATCTCTTGATAAGGAAGGGGAGCATATGTATTAATT